CGCGCCAACCGATGCCACTAGGCAAACGGTTCAGCTACACACGACCGTCGGGACAGACCAGACAACCCTGTCCAGAATTTTAGGCATAACTGAAAAGACGCTGCGTAAGCATTATCGTGATGAACTTGATATATCGCTGGCAAAAGCAAACGCTACCATCGGAGGCGTGTTGTTTAAAAAAGCGAAAGACGGCGACACGGCAGCTATGATTTTCTGGATGAAAACTCAGGCAAAATGGCGAGAGCGCCAGGCCATTGATCACAGCTCAAGCGACCGTTCAATGTCACCACCTACGACGATTCAAATAGTGGCCGGTGGCGATAGCAAGGATTGAATTACCGCCCAAGCTGGTTCCAGTTTTTACACCGGCTAGGGGCGAGGTACAGTACCGATCTGCATTCGGCGGCCGTGGTTCGGGTAAGTCGTTTAGCTTTGCGAAGATGGCGGCTGTATGGGGCTATGCTGAACCGCTGCGGATTTTATGCACGCGCGAGTATCAGGTCAGCATTAAGGAATCATTCCACGCAGAGCTAAAGGCTGCGATTGCGTCAGAGCCTTGGCTTGAGGAATTTTACGAGGTCGGCATTGATTACCTGCGCGGGCCTAATGGAACCGAGTTTCTATTCCGTGGACTGCGAACCAATATCGGCAACATCAAATCGTTAGCCAAGATTGATTTAACGATCATTGAGGAAGCCGAGGATATACCCGAAACATCATGGCTGGCGCTTGAGCCTACGGTATTCAGACAGGCCAAATCTGAGGTCTGGACGATCTGGAACCCATGCGACAAGGGCAGCCCGGTCGATGAGCGCCTACGCAAGCACCCGCCAGAGCGTGCGGTGATAGCCGAGGTTCAGTGGACGGACAACCCTTGGTTCCCGCCTAACCTTGAGGCGCTACGACAGCGCGAGCAGGAACGGCTAGATCAGAACAGTTACGCGCACATCTGGGAAGGTGCATACCTTGAAAACAGCAAGGCTCAGATATTGCACGGCAAGGTTAAGATTGCAGAGTTTGAACCTAGCCCTGAATGGAACGGCCCGTATCACGGCCTTGATTGGGGATTTAGCCAAGACCCGTTAGCCGTTGTCAAATGCTGGATCAATGACGACCGGCTATACGTCGAGCGCGAAATGGGCGGCACCGGAATCGAGATCGACGCAACGCCCGACAGGGTGAAGCACGGCATTCCAGACATTGAGCGATACGAAGTCCTTGCAGACAACGCAAGGCCGGAAAATATAAACTACTCAGCCCGTCACGGCTTGCCGAGGATTAAAGCGGCCAAGAAGTGGCCAGGCAGCGTGCAGGACGGTATCGGCTATCTGAGGGGCTTTAAAGAGATCGTGATCCATCCGCGCTGCAAAGAAACGGCGAGGGAAACACGGCTCTACAGCTACAAGGTCGACAAGAAATCAGATCAGGTTTTAACCGACATTGTAGATGCCCATAATCACTACATCGACGCTATTCGTTACGCCTTGCAGCCAATGATTCGCAAGCGTGAAACATCATCCAAGACCAAAGGATTAACCCACTTGTGAGCAATGTAACGACAAAACAGCCGGCGCTTACGCCCGATGTGATTGCTCAATGGGCAATCATGCGCGATACAGACGCCGGAAATGCTCGCATCCATTCACACGATGCGCGGATTACTTCGGTTCTAACGTCAGCGCAGCGAACCAATAACGAAACCGGCAACAGTTCAGAGCTTTGGAATACTTACCTTCCAGTTCCAGGCGGCTTTTTAGCTCAATGGGCAAATGGCGGCCGGAATATGTGGCAGGCGTATATGAAGCGGGCAGTATTCCCCGAGATCATCTCGCCTGCAATCAATTCGATGGTCGGCATTGTCCACAAGCAGGAATGGCGCATTGAACTACCTGAATCAATGGAGTTCATACGCGAAAATGCTACCGACGATGGCGCGACGATTGAAGCATTCAGCCGCAGAATAACGCGAGAGCTTTTATTGATGGGGCGCTACATTGTCTCAGTCGACCGCCCGGCGTCAGGTGGTGAGCCATATCTGACCGGGCACAAAGCAGAAACGCTCATCAATTGGGATACTAATTTCTACGTGATGAACGAATCTGGCATGTACCGAAACGGGTACGGCTGGGAAGAGAAAGTAAAGTATCGCGTTTATGCAATCGACGAAGACGGAAAATACTACCAAGAGCTGGTCGACGAAAGCGGCGAGCCGTTAGAGGTTCGAGTTTATCCTGAAACCAACGCAGGCAGCATGAACAAGGTGCCTGTTGTGGTAGCTGGCCCTAGAGACATTACAAGCCAAGTGGAAAACCCGCCGTTGATGGGCGCGGCTGATTCAGCAATTGCAATTTACAGGCTAGATGCTGACTACCGGCACCAGCTCTACATGAGTGGGCAAGAAACGCTTGTCGTGAATAACGCAGACGCGCCGGATTCAATCGGCCCTGCTGTAGTCCTGCAAATCTCAGGCACCACAGAGCAGCCCGCAGACGTGTTCTATGTCAGCCCAACATGCGCGGGGATAGCAGCCCACAAGATCGCCATTGAAGACCAGTGGGAAGGCGCAGCGAAGGCAGGAGCCAAGCTATTCGACAGCGGGGCAGAGGTTGAGTCAGGACAGGCCCGCCGGATGCGCCAGAACGCAGAATCAGCAACATTGCAAACCATCGCCAACAGTTCAGCAGAGATGCTTGAAATGGCCTTGAGAAATGTGGCCGAAATGGTTGGCGCTAATCCTGATGATGTCGTGGTCACACCGCCGCGCAACTTGCTAGATGCGCCAATGAGCGCACTGGATGTCGTCAATATGGTCAAGGCATGGCGCGAGGGCGGCTTTAGCTACCTGACGCTATACGAGAACCTACAGCGCGGCCAGATTGCAAGCGACGAGCGTGACTCGGACGAAGAATTGAGCATGATGAATACACCGGACTCTGATTTAGATTCAGAGGCCATTTAACCGCGAAGCGGACTATTACGGGCGATGCCCAGGAGACCTAGCCGATGGCTATTAAGACAATCGTAGATAACCTAGAAAGCGTTCCTGAAGGAATGCGAGAACTTTACAGCGAATCAGGCGACCGCTTTGTTTTGAATGTCGAAGGCATTGATGAACATCCGGACGTTGCTAACTTACGCAGTGCATATACGCGTGTAAAGGATTCAGAAAAACAGGCGCGTGCGGATCTTCAAGAACTGAAGAAAACCACGACGAGCCTGCCTGATGACTTCGACCCTGAATTATGGAAGCAGGCGCAATCTGGCGAATTAACCGAAGGTCTCGTGAAGGTTCGTAAAGAACTGGAAGGCCAAGTGGCTAAGTTGACAGAGGAAAACGGGAATCTTAAAACTTCCCTGCATGGCAACACCATTGATTCAGCGTTAAGCAATGCGCTTGAAGGCGCGAATATCACCAATCCAGCCTATAAACGGGCGTCGGTGGCATTGCTGAAAAATGCTGTGAAATTGGAAGGCGACAAAGTGTTTGTTGATTCTGACATGGGGCCGCTCGACGTAAATGATTACGTCAAAAAGTGGGCCGGTTCGGATGAAGGCAAATCGTTTGTAAGCCAGCCTAAAGGTGGCGGTTCAACCTCAGGGAATCCGAGTGTCACTGGCAAGCCCAAGACATTAGCAGACTGCAAAACTCTGGCAGAAAAAACAGAGTTTCATCGGTCAAAACTTAACCCTACTTAAAAGGATATAAATCATGGCTTTATCAGACATGACAGTATTCGACTCCTTTGCATATTCGTCTTTTACCGAGACGATTGCTCAGAAAGTCGAACTTTTCAACGCAGCCGCTCAGGGCACTTTGGTTTTGCGCCCAGCGCGTAATATTGGTGACTTTGATCAAGAGGCGTTTTACGGCTTAATCTCTGGCCTGGTTCGTCGGCGTGATGCTTACGGCACTGGCAGCGTTACAGCGGTTGATCTTTCGCAGCTCCAGAAAAACAGCGTGAAAGTTGCCGGCGGTTCGGTTCCAGTTCGCTGGACTCCGCAGCAGTTCTCATACGTTCAGCGCAATCAGGAAGAAGCGGGTACAGCGATTGGCGAGCAGTTCGCTAAAGGCGTGTTCGGCGACTACCTGAATACCGCCATCCTGTCCATTCAGGCTGCAATGACTGCAAATACAGCCATTGTGTATGACGCTGAAGACGGCACGCTAGAACTTAGCGATCTGGTCGCAGGCGCTGCATTGTTTGGTGATCGGGCGCAGGCGTTACGTGCGTGGGTTGTTCACAGCAAGCCGATGCATAACTTGTACGGCACCACTATTGCCAATTCAAACGACCTGTTCCAGTTTGGTAACGTCAACATCATGCAGGATGGCTTCGGGCGCGTGTTTATCATGACCGATTCGCCAGCGCTGGTTGCAGCCGGAACTCCGGACGTATACAGCACCATCGGCCTGGTTGAAGGCGGTGCAATGGTTGAAGATAACGGCGACTTGTTCACCAACATCGAAACGTCGAACGGCACAGAGAACATTCTGCGCACGTGGCAGGCTGAATACACCTATAACCTAGGCTTGAAGGGTTACAGCTGGGATGAAGCCAACGGTGGAGCGTCACCAACCGATGCTGAATTAGGCACCGGCACCAACTGGGATCAAGTAGCCACCAGCGACAAAGATACCGCTGGCGTAATGGTTACCTCACAGTAATGGAAAGGCTGTATTTCTACCGGACAAACCCGACAGAAACGCAGCGAGCAGAAGCGCAGCGTCTCGGAGCCAAGCTCCGGGATGCTCGTGCTGTTCGCAATCCCCCGTTTAAGCCTTGCGACGAGGCATATGGTGACGTGCCGGAGCAGTACCTACATTGCAAAGTTGAGCCGAAACAGGCTGACAGCGAACCCAAACCGGCCAAGAAAAAGGCCAAGAAAAAAGCCGCCAAGAAAAAGGCGCAGACGAAAAAGGCTGACTGATGCCATTAATTGTCGAAGACGGAACCGGCCTGGCTAACTCCAACGCCTACATATCGCTGGACGATGCTGATGCCTATTACCTAGAAACAATAGGCAGCGCATGGCTTCCAGATGACGAAGTCAAAGACGCTGCAATTATCCGTGCTGCCCGATACCTTGACGGCATGCGCTTTAAGGGCGTTCGCACCCGCAAGCGTGAGCAGGCTATGGATTGGCCGCGCTATGCCGCTACAGACTGCGACGGAACGGTGATACCAAGCAACCAGGTTCCCATCGAAATTGCGCGGGCTAATGCTTTGCTGGCATTCTTTGAAGCCGTAACGCCGGGCGGTCTTGACCCTAATGTGACACTGACCCAGCTCGCCAAGCGCGAAAAAGTGGACGTTATTGAAGTCGAATATCGAGACACGCAAGCGACCGCCGAAAACAGCCGGCCAATCATTACCGGCGCAATGGACTTGATTAAATGCCTGATAATTTCAGGCAGCCAGCGATTTATCCAGAGAGCCTGATGACTGGATTCAACTACACCGCCCTACGCGACAACACAGCGCAGCCGCTGATCGATCGCTTTGGTAAGGATGGCACCATAACCGCTACAACGTCAGACGGCCCCGCATGGAACCCCGGCGGCGGCACTGTAGTGACCACCGAGACAGCAGTGCGCTTGGTTCAAACTGAGTTCAAGGCTGAAGACCGAGCCGGAACGCTTGTGCAGGATGATGATCTACTGTTTATCGTTAGCACGCAGGGCAATCCAGATATCGGGCTGGCAAATACGCTTACCGTTGATGGCCAGGTTTACCAGATTGTCCGAGTGATGCCATTAGCACCGGGGCCCGTTACAATGTTGATTCGATTACACGTCCGAGCCTAATGAAAGACAACGTGACTGACATTAGCGCCGGAAATAAGCCAGACGCAGAACTAGCCCGCCTAATCGACGCAGTGGAAGACATGCGCGAGCAGCTAGAAGCGCGGGACAGCCGCCCAGAGGACATTAACCAGATGCTAGGCACCTGTCTAGCCGTCTACCTACTACAGAGGCTCTAAATGTCCGCTACAAGACGCCAGCTAATCCAGCTACTCGACAAACTTGAGGGGCCGATTCGTGCTGCGTTCTTGGCTGATGTTCTGAATATCCGATCACGCGCACAGATTGCAGCGTTGGAAGCGGCGATTGCAGCAAACGATATTGATGCCGTTATGCGTGCAGTCGGATTGCGTCCAGGCTCAATGCAGGATGTTCGCGAGGCCATGCGGAATGCGTACATTGAAGCCGGTGTATTTATCATGGCTGCCGATGTGCCTAGACGGTTCGGCATGACGTTTGATTTGAATAACCCACGAGCAGAGCAGTGGATTCGTGAGCACTCCAGCGCGTTCATAACCCGCATCAACGAAGAACAGCGCGAGAGTATCCGGGCGGTGCTAAATGAGGCACTGATCGCCGGACGCAACCCGCGCAGCACGGCGCTAGACATAGTGGGCCGCATATCAGCCCAAACAGGGCGCAGGCAGGGCGGCATTATTGGATTGAACGGGCCGCAGGCAGAGGCAGCACGCCGCGCACGCCAGCAGCTTGAGAATCTAGACGCTGCCTACTTTCAGCGCAAATTGCGTGACCGGCGCTTTGATAGCATGGTCAGAAAAGCCATTGAATCAGGTACGGCATTAACGCAGGCCAATATTAACCGGCTGGTCGGTCGCTATGAAGATCGGCTGCTGAAGCTAAGAGGCGACACCATAGGCCGCACAGAGTCTCTAAGCGCGTTAAACGAAGCGTCCGACGAATCACTGCGGCAAGTGGTAGACGAAGGACTAGCGCCGCGAGAGGCCGTTGAACGGATATGGCGGCACAGCTCCAGCAAGAACGAGCGGCCCGGTCATTTAGCGATGAACGGTGAAAGCAGGGGCATTGATGAGCCTTTCGTCAATCCTGTTACCGGCGCTGTCTTGATGCACCCCGGTGATGGGCCAGCCAGCGAAAGGGTTAGCTGTAGATGTTTGGTTGAGCACAAAATCGACTTCATTGCAGTAGAACAAGCCGCATGACCAGTTTTCAGCAGCAGGTGGCAAACTACACCAAGAAATACGAGAAACGTCTTCGGGCTACAGCGCGCGAGGCCGTACAGGAAACGGTAGCCATTGCTCAGACCCCTAGAGGTGCAGGCGGTCGGATGCGAGTTGACACGAGCTTTCTACGCGCTTCGATTGTGGCTGGACTTGGCCGGATGCCGAGCGGGCCGACTCAGGCCATTGAAGATGCAGCCTACAATTACACCGGCACGGCGGTTGCAGCCGCTTTGCTGCGGTGGGATCCAAATACAGGCCAGACGTTCTTTGCTGGATGGTCGGCAAACTACGCTCGCCCACGAGAATTCCGTGATGGATTCCTGCGCGGGGCTACCGAGCAATGGCCGAATACTGTGGACAGCGTTGCAAAGCGGGTTAGGCGCAGCATTTGATGATATGATTATGTGGCTAGGGTAATTCCCGAAAAGCCGGACATCCTAACCGGCCTGCCACACTTTTACAATTAGGACATTGAAATAGGAATCAATAACATGAACAATAAGATCACAACACCGCAAGAACACCGCGCCCTTTTGCTTGCTGCTATGGAAGCACTGCTTGAAGGCAGATTAAACGTACAGATGGCCAATGCGCTTGCTTCTATCTCAGCCGAAGTGCATAAAAACTTACGTCAAGAGTGGGATATGCGTGTTTATGCGGCTGAAAACCTCACCCTAGAACATGGTCAGGTTATAAAGATGATTGAGAACTGAGGTGCTGCTCGCGACAGCGCGGCACCTTTCAAGGGAAATCCAGACAATAGAAGATGCTCTGGGTTTTTTTGGCGAAATACAAGCAAGGACGCGGCCGCCTCTCGGGTGTCCTTTGTTGTTTTGTTACTTGCGACATATAAAGGGCCTTAGTTATAATTCATACGGGAATTTTGGCTATGCGGATTATTGCAGGCATGTTGCCGAAAGATTTATAAAGTCTCGGAAACTATCGGAAGGCGTCTTTGATTTGAAGCGCGGCGCAGATGATAACTTACCAACTGGCGAGTCTGACTGCTGGCCGGGTGTTATTTTTGGCACTGTAGAATCAGTTGTAGAACGACTTTACGCATACAAGCATGAGTTTACATCTAAGCCAACTATCAGAGCGCTCCGCCGTTGTTTTATTGAGTTTGATAAAGACGCTGAAATTAACGATAAGGCGTGCGTCTATGCTTATGGAAGATTGCACATAACATCGTGCGAACGATCATACACGTCAATTAGAGCATTGGCAGACAACGATCCTGATTTGATAAACAGGTTTGAAATGAGAAACCGATTCACTAACTGAAGATAGAAAAACTTTACTAAGCCCTCTTAATCGAGGGCTTTTTTTATGGGCGCAATAAATGTCAACCGATATTCTGACAGCATTCCTGACCAGACTACAGGCGTTCAACTGGACTCCAGCACTGCCCGTCATGTGGCCGGGTGTAAAAGGCGATCCGCCGAATACCGGCCAATGGCTTGAAGCGTCACTATTTCCAGGCGAGCCCACTAACCTAGCTTGGAACGCAGACAGTGCGAGCGAGGTAATCGGATTTGCTCAAATCATGGTCGGCTACCGGCCTGGCACTGGCGAGGTATTGCCGTCACAGATAGCGGATGCAATCATTGCCCATTTCCCAAAATCGCTTGAATTAGGCGGCGTTCGGATTAGCAAAGCACCATATCGCAGCCCGTCATTCGTGGAGGATGGAAACAAGCTATTTATACCAGTGACTATTCCTTATCGAGGGATTGTATAAACCCTTATTTTAAAGAGCTATAGCGCCCGCATTTTGCGGGTTTTTTTGTTAACACAGATGGAGTTTTATATTATGTCTAATACCAATATTGGTGGTACTTTTTCAATCTCAGTCGATTCTGATGACGCTACCATTCCAGTAGTTGCAAACACGACCCTTGATGCAACCGCATTCGGTGCGCTTACGTGGGAAGCGGTTCCAAACATGGGCACGCACGGCGACACCGGCGTTGATCAGAATATGGTCTCGTTCCCGACGTGGGATAACTTGCTTACCGTGCAGCAGAAGGGCGCGGCTATCGGCAAGACCTACGAGGTCATTTTCTTGGATGCAGCCAGCGACGGCATGACCGCGCTTCAGGCATCTTCTGCGATTGACAATAACAACAACTTTGCATTCAAGCTCGAATGGCCTGATGGTCGCATCGAGTACGGTCGTGGAGTCGTTTCAGCACCGGGCTACGGAAAGGGCAGCAACGAAGACTTTGCAACCGTTGCATTTAACATCGCAGCCAACCAGCCTATCGTGAAATCAACCGCTTAATCGGCTGATTGCGAACCAACAACAGCCCGCCACGCGCGGGCTTTTCTTTTCAAATTGGAAGATAACTAATGACAATCAATCTATCAGGCTTAGAACTGACCCGGCCAGAACGCACGATCAACATTCTTGACAAGGCAAACGAAAAAACCGGCCTGAGCCTTTTAATCCGGCCTGACACGGATGACGAATTTATCAAGGTTCAGCGCCGTGCTACTGACCGTTATTCATCCGGCAAAAAAATCAGCGTGCGCGAGCGTCGCGAGATTGGCGAGAGCCTTTTAATGGCGCGTGTAGCTGGGTGGGATTGGACGGGCCGCGCTTTGGAAGTGGTCGAAAAAGCACCGCCATTCAATGCCAAGAACCTCAAATCCGTCATGTACGAAAATGGCGAGCAGTCCGCGGCAATTCGTAAGCAGATCGCGGAGGCCATTGGCGATGACGAGGATTTTACGCAGAACGACTAGCTGCTTGCTGTGGCTATGTCGCGCATCAGATTAAGTTTGAAACGGTACGAAAAGACGGGCACACGCTGGCCGAGATTTATGAATCATTTGGCCAGCTAGTACCGGAGCCTGACGATCTACTGGAAGGCACTCAATACCTGATCGAATGGTTCTACCAGCTAAACAGTCGTCGCCAGCCTGGATTTACTGGGCTGGCACCGATTGACTATAAAGAGATAGCTGCCTGGGCAACGCTCAAGCGCGTGATTATCTATCCAGACGAAGTCGACGTACTGACCGCAATCGACAGCTCTTTTCTAAGTGCAATGCACGAACTTCGTGAAAACGACAAGGATTCCAAGCGATGAATATCAAAAGGATTGATCAGAAATGGTAGATATTGCGAAACTTGGGCTGTCAGTCGATTCTAGCGGATTCGTCAAAGCTGATCGCGACATGAAAGGCTTTAATCAGACGGCTGGACGCTCTGAAAAAGCCGCTGACCGCATGAACAAGTCGGCTAGGGCGCTTGGGCAAGGTCTTGGCCTGCTTGCGGCTGCATCGGCTGCTGTGGCGGCCGCTGGCGTTAAGATGGCAATTGATGCAGAGGAAACGGCCAACAAATTCCGAGTTGTTTTCAGAGGCTCGATTGTAGAGACTGACAAGGCATTGCGCGAACTTACCAAGACCATCCCTTCAACACAAAGCGAGCTGCGAGGATTTGCGGCTGGCGTTCAGGATTTGCTAGTTCCTTTGGGATTGGCCAGAACCGAAGCCGCCGGCCTATCTGTTGACGCTGTGCGTCTGGCAGGTGATCTAGCCAGCTTTAATAATGTCGGTGTGGATGAGGTTCTAAATGGTATCAAATCCGCTCTGGCTGGCTCTAGCGAGCCTTTGCGCCGGTTTGGTATTGACGTTCGAGAGGGGCGGCTTCAAACGCTTGCATTATCCGAAGGTCTTATCGGGTTAGATCAAGAATTAAACGGAGCCGCACGCGCTCAAGCAGTCTTTGCCGCTATTTCTGCTGATTCATCGGATGCTGCTGGCGATGCAGCGGAAACCGTTGACAGCCTTGCTAATGCGGTCAGGTTCTTGCAGCGCGACGTCAAACAGGTAACCGAAGAACTCGGAACGGCATTGCTGCCCGCAATCCGTGACGTTTTGACGGTCTTAACAGACACCGAAGACGGCATGAGCATGGCCGAGTCGGCCGCCCGCAAGCTGTTCAGCGTAATCATTATCCTAGCGCAAGGGTTCAACGCTTTGGCGCTAGTGTTTACCGTGATTGGAAAAGAAATCGGCGAAATAGCCGCAAAACTCAACCTAATGAGCGAGGCGCTAAAGATCGACTTTGAACTGTCCGATCTGGTCAAGCCGCTTTCTGCATATCGCAAGATTTTAGGCACGCTGGACGTAATGCCAGAACGACTCGATGACGTTGCGCGAGGATTTGTAGCAATCAACGAAGCTGCTGACGAGGATATCAGCCAGTCATATCAGAACTTCGGTGATTTGCTAGATGCGCTCTCGCAGAGTTTCAGCGATCTAAATAGCGGCGTTACTAGAGACCTTGAAGAAGTTGCTGGCGGGCTTGATGATGTTGTCGAGGCTATCGGCCCGACCGAAGCTGAACTGGCAGCGTTAGCAAAAGCCGCTCAAGAGGCCGCTGACGCATTATCAGCATTCCGTGACAGCAATGCAGACCTTGCCGCTGAATTGGCCGGGCCGTCTGCTGTAGCCGCTAAGAAATTCAATGAACAGGCAGCGTTAGCTAAAGGCTTTTTAGATGATGGCGCTATCAGTGCAAAAGAATATGCAGAATCAATCCGGTTGTATAGAACTGAGCTTGTTAGATCATTAACGCCTATTGAAGATGTAAACCAAGAATATGAGCTGACTCAGGAAATATTTGCCGACACAATAAACAGCCTGCAAGATGAAATCAACATGCGCGGACTATCTGGCGACGCTCTAATTGCCTACCAGCGCGAACTGTTCATCATAAATCAGCTTTCTCGCCAGGGTTCAGAGCTGACCGCAGAGCAAGCCGAGCAGATACGCGCCCTTGCAGGTGACGCATTCGACGCTGCTGGCGAACTTAAAGGCTTGGCCGGGGCATTGCAGGACTTTTTTGATACTGTCCTGTCAGAAGATTTAAGCCGTGCTTTGTCAGAATCAATTCAGCAAGGCATTCAGAAAGGCATTAGCAACATTAACGCGCAAGACGTTTTGTCCGGCGATTTTGACAAAATAGGTAAACAGTTAGGTCAAACATTAATGACCGAGGCAGGAAGAGGCATAGGGCTGGCTCTTTCTGGCGGTAACCCGCTTGTTGGTGAAATCGGCGCATTGCTTGGCGACATAATTGGCCAAGAACTGTTTAGCGGCGGCGTGGCTAAGTTCCAAATCAGAGGCAGTGACGCAACCCGCGCAACCGATGTCGGCACAGATACTACGCTAAACACCGCGCTTGGTGAGCTTAACTTTGCATTCCGTGATATTGAAGCGGCGGCACAGAAGCAGATCGAGCGGGCGTTTATCAACTTTGATACCACCATTGCATCATTCATACGCGACGAAGATCAGCTTGCACAGATTGATGCTGCCTTGCGCGAGTTCGGCGTTTCCAGCCGGTCAGATGGTGAAGATATCGAGGGGCTGTTGCAGCTTCGGTTTGATGCCATTGTTTCAACCTTCGACGACTTTACACAATCACTTGTGCAGGCCGGTGGCACGCTTGAAGAACAAGTACAACGCTTAAACGACATAATCCAGATCACAACGCAGGTTGGACTGCGGCGCGGGCTTGGATTAACTGCATCGGACAATCAAGGCCAGATTATTGGCCCTATTGGTGCCGGTAATCCTGGCCTGCCTGGGCCTGGTCTGCCTGATCCTGGCTTTTCCGAGCAGCCTAATAGCATGGCGGCGGCAATCGCTAGGATGTCCGGCCAGATCAACGAAACTGCCCAAGACATTGGCGCGTTTAATTCAGTGCTTGATGGCACCGGCAGCGCGGCCGATGTTGCCAGCCCTAGCCTCCGGGCAACTTTAGAACTGGTCGCAGAGCTTAACATTCCGCTTGAAACTCTCGCTGAAACCTTTGAGCGTTTGCGCACAGTAGCCGGGCTGATGGATGCAGCAATCGGATTGACCGGCGCGACCTTTGGCGAGACTCGGCAGGACGTGATCAGATTTGGTGTAGAACTGGCTGATGCGTTCGGCGGTGTTGATAAATTGGGCGCGGCCTTTAATCGCATTTTTGGGGCATTCTTTACAGAGACTCAACGGCTAGAAGTCGGGGTTCAGCAATCGACCGAACGCGCCATACAGCTTTTGGCCGATTTAGGGATTGAAGCCACCGACGCGCTATTGTCTCAAGCCGGATTCGGCGATCTGTTTCAATCACTGTTTGGGACGCTAGACCCAGCCGCAACCGCATTGCTGATTGAAGCCGGTGTTGAGATTGCCAGATTGATCGACCTTGAAGCTGATCTCGCGATTGCTCGCGGTGATGGCGGGGATAGCGCACAAGCGCTGATCGATGCTGAAAACGAGCTTAATTCAATCATGGCCAATACGCTCGCCATTCTGTCGCCATTCAGAGCCGAGTGGGCAGAACTAAGCCAGAGCCTAGCCGAAACTGAATTAAGAGCCAAGGCGCTGGGAGCCACTGAGCAGCAGTTGATTGCGATCCGAGCAGCAGCAGAAGTCCAGCAGCGGGCGTTTGTCGCCAGCCTTACCGAGTCGATCACTTCGTTAGTGTCAAACCTGTTCGGGGCTGGCACGCAGGCCGCGCAATCATTCGCAAATACAGCCAATTCTGTCGCCGGCGCTGCCAACAACTTCAGAGATCAGTGGTTAAGCGTCATTGATTCGATCAGCGATGCACTAGATAATCAATTACTAGGCACGTCCACGCTGACCGCAGAGGAGCGCCAGGCCGAATCAGTCAACCAATTCAATGCAGCACTAGCGGCAGCGCAGGGCGGTGATCTTGGAGCCGCTCAGAGCCTTGCTGGGCTGTTTAATCAGGCAATTCGTGAAGGCGCGTCATTCTTTGGTAGCACAACTACAGACTTTGCCGACCTTGAAGCCCAGCTACGCAGCGCGTTAGAAAATGCTGATCTGCCAATCCCGCCTGAATCACCAGATGTGCAAACGGCGATCAACACGGCAAACACCGCAGCCAGTACAGCATCCATTGAGATGTCGGCCTTTGAGCAGTTGCAGCAAGCCAGCCAGCTACTTGATCAGATCGGGCTATTGGCTGAAATTACAGGCCGTGCACCTTCGGACATTGGCGCTGAGTTCGGCATTCCAATTGCTGACCTGATCAACATTTTGACCGGCACAGTTCCAGATTTAACCGGCGATGCTTTGGCAGGCTACTTCGACAATCTGGTAGAGGAAACCAGCGCCCAATTAAACGAACTAGCTCAGCTTGAAATCACAGCTAATGATCAGTTGTTTGAACTTCGGACAATTTCAGACCTGCTGCGCGGGATTGAAATGCAAGGCTTTGCAGGCCCGGCACCGACCCCGCCCGGATTTGCTAATGGCGGCTGGGTGAATGGGCCTGGCACAATCATGGCCGGTGAGCATGGCAGAGAGTTGGTACTGCCTAATCAGGTCAGCGAGTTTTTCGCACGGTCTGGAATACCCGTCAACTCAGCCACCAGCAGCGCGGCAGTTGAGGCCAAGCTCGATGCGGTGATCGACGCGCTAATCAACGGCAATTCAATCAGCCTACAACAGTTGAGCGAAACACAGCAGACCGGCAACAAACTGTCGGACAAGCTAGGCCAGATCAACATCGAGCAGAAAAAGTCCGGCGTGAAAGGCAAGCCAACATTGAGCCGCGCATGAATCTCGCTAACCTACAGCTGGTGACGGACATGATCAAGATTTTCGGCATTGGGCTGCTGTGCATATTTGTCGGCGTGATGATCATTCGATTTTGGGACGGCAGACGATGACTGACACTGTAATCATTGCAGCAGTTGGCGAGTATTCTGACGGCCTGACCATACGCAAGATCGGCGTAAGCAACCGCGCCTATCACGACCCCGCCCTAGCCAGTCAAATCGACAGCGGCGTATTTTTCCCAATCATCGACCCAAGCGCTGACCTTTCATGGTCTGAGTCAATCCGCTTCCAGCCGCAGGGCGGCAGCACGTCCGTGCAAGTCTCTGACCTTCCCCTAATAAATGCTGAGTCTGATTTTGATGACTGGTCGCGCTTCACCGTGTCCGGCCTTCGCTGGACGTTAAAGCGCGGGCGGCCAGATCAGTCGTGGGATGAGTTCGAGACGATCTTTGATGCAGTCGGAGCCGGTGCGCCAGAGTTTCAAGGCCGCACGCGCATGACGATCAAGCTGCGCGACCGATTCGCACCGCTTGAACAGCCCGTAAGCCAGACCGTATTTGATACCGATGTACCAAACGAGCGTTATATCAACAAGCTTCGCCCGCTGGTATTTGGTGACGTGTTCCAAGTCAATGCCGATGTGGTCGACCCGTATTTCTTCAGAGTGTTTGCGGCTGAAAATCTGGCCGTAATCCGGCGCGTGGCTGAAGGCGGCCGACCGACTACCGGCTGGACTGATGTTGAATTCGGCTACCAGATCACTCAATCGTCATTCGGAAACACCCTGCAAATTACGTCCGACATGGGCGGCCCACCGAAACCTGATACGGAATTGCGGGATCTTCTGGCTGATATTGGCGGGTTCAACGCATGGACAGCCGACAACCCTGACGGCTGGACGGTAGTAGAAACCCCACCGGATAGCGAGATTGAAGAAGATGCCGTCAACGGCGGTGCGTTGATCACCTCGGAATTGGGCAGCAGCACCGGTGGCGAAGATTTAAGCGCCGGCGCAGTGGCCGTAACGCCGCCCAGCATCGGGCGCAGCGTAACCGGCGCAGACCCAGCCAATATTGAAGACGATGATGCGAACAAGATCGTCGTTTCAGTCGGCGGCGCAAGCCTAAGCAGCCAGCGCTTAACCCTGACTAATTTCGGTGCCGATATCGGCGTTTCAGCCGACATCACCGGCTTCACCGTTGGTGTGCGAGCGCAAAAGGGCGGGGCAGGAACGGGTGCAATCCGGTTCAGCGAGGTTCGCTTATTGCTGCCGAATGGATCTGTTACAGCCGATAAATCAGCATCCAGAGCCGTAAGCGGCACTAAAACGCTTGAGGAATTCGGCGGCGCTTTGGATACATGGGGCTTGACACCAACGCCCGGCTTAGTCAATACCGAAGGGCTTGGTATCCGGCTGGCATTCACTACGGCCGCAACAGGCAGCTTCCCGGTCACGGCTGAGATATTTCAAGTAATCCTGACAATCCACACTGGTGACGGCGGCGAAACGCTCAAACTGTACGTTGATTTGTCGATGGTTCAAGGTGACCGATACCGAATCAGAATTGAGCATGATGATCTAGCCGCTGACCCGTCCGAAACAATCAGCGCGAAATGGGCGGGCGTTGAAACCACGTCAAGCCCAATCCCTGATCTTGTCCGGGTGCCAGGCAGCACCGGCGCGATTGGTGCCGAGTCTTTGAACCTTGGCGACCCGAATGTACTAACTACCGGCGAAATCGTCGGAACGGGCGTGCTGGAGGGTGAGTTCATCGCAGACGAT